ACCACGACTTGGATCCTGGAGACTAGCAAGGCGCGATGAAAGCCGCTCCTGTACCTCCGGGTGAATCGTGATACTCCCATCCTCATTCTTTACACCGAAGTCATCCCCGTATTCCTCGTAGCCCTTTGAAAGAGCACTGTCAACATGGGAAGAGGCACTCTGCTCTCTTTCCTTGGTCTCCAGCTCTTCACGTGGAATATAACCGAGGTGATCGGCCATAGTTTGGAACATTTCAAGATGATCAGGCGTGATACCTTCTGGAAGAGTCGGCTCAGCCGTTGCCGGGTCTTCCGTATTATCACCACCTTGCTCTCTTTGCGCTAGCATCTCCGCACGAATGTCCAGCAGTTCACTCTTAAGCGTGTTAAACTCATTGATGTTTCTGCTAGTCGTCTGTTGCATACTTCGCATTATACGAGAAGCTTCCGGGTCGATTTTATCCAGGCGACGGAGAACTACATCAGTTCCCTCACGCCGCCCGCGCTGGGGTGTCTCGGGCCCTTCTTCCGCTGCACCCTCTTCTTCCAGCCCCTCTAGGATATTCGGATCTATGTTATCCTCGCCATACTCTTCAGCCTGCTCCGCCAGGAACTCGCTAAAGTCCGATTGTGAGGCATAGTCAGCTCCGTCATCCTCGATCACTTCGCCCTGTTGTACTTCACTCATCCTTGTGTCTCCGCGTTAGTAGGAGCCCCTGCGCCCTTCTTAGAACCTCTTAACAAGTTGTTAACAGGTTACTTCTTACCCGCCGTTGGCAGGCTATCTACTGTGTGTGTAGCTATTGTCTCGCCGCTCTTAGAAACGGTGGAGACAACTGCTGCACTTCTCTCTGGCGGAGGGGCCCATACCTTCCCCTTCACTTTCTGCTTCTTCATTAGAATTGGCGCCTTGGAATCAAAGTTCCTGCCACCATGCACAGGGTCCCCAGCTTCTATCACCCCCTGGGCCTTCATTATACTTTGGCGGTGCTTCTCCGTGTAGATATCACTGCCTAGCCCTTCGTCATAGTATGCTTCAAAGGTATTAGCCTTGAATGTTTCTGGAGTTCTCTTCATCACCGCGGAGCAGTCACAGGACATAGGCTCGTTGCGGTCATCCATAGCCCGCATGACATCCTTCTCGCTGTCACACTCCGCGCAATAATAGGTATAAACTGGCATCTTTTATCTTCCCAGCAAATCACGCAAATTATTTAGCGTGTCGTTTAAAAATGTGGTCAATGCTGCGTGTATGCCATCGCGTTGGCCACCTTGCAATTCAGTCAAATCCTCTCGCAGCTCTTCTTCTAGCTTCCGGCGCATAGCTATCATAGAAGCACGGTTTCCTGTCAACTGTTGGTTGGCCCCCCTAGGAGTAACACTAATACCAGGAAAGTCTGTGTTTGGTTCCAAGCCATAGAATTGTAAAGCCTCCTCAAAAGAGTCAATACTCTCTATCGGCAAAATATCATCAGCAGCATTCGGAGACTCAATTTCTGGAAAGAAGCTGCGATCACCAAATCTGGAGCTTTCCGGAAGATCAAGTGTTGGATCACGCGGAGATTGCCCGCTTAGGATCTCATCCCGCCGCGCTCGTGTTTCCTGAAAACCCTCTGGCGCTGTTCCTGAAAACCCTCCGTCACCTGCACCCATACTCACCGACGGCGGCTCTCCAGCTTCTATTGCTCTAAGCACTCCACCCGGGCGCGCACGATCCTGAGGTGATAAGTCGCTCAAAGGATCTTGAGGTGTGCCTTGCATATTATCTACATAGTCACGTAGTTCAGCCCTGAAGTCATCAAAATCTGCCTGTGTGCCCGTAAAGCGCCCTTGGGGGCCACGGCGGATATTAGCGGCCAAGGGAGAACCAGTTGCATCAAAGAGTTGCCGTAAAACGCGCGCTTCTGACTCAAACATAGTATAGTCTGGAATAAGCTCATCAGCAACACCTAAGCTACTGTTATCTACACGCCTAGTCAGCCTTGCAATTCTTTCTGCAGTTGTTTCATCTTCAGGTATAAAGTTAGGATCAATCTGCTGTGCGTCCAGCGTTTCCATCGCCCTAATATCCTGCGCTGTCGGCGGCAAACTAAACGTAGGCCCACCAGGGCGACGAGAAGCAATAAACAAGTCCTGTTCTTCCACTGTTAGTGTTCGCCCACGACCTTCGTGTATCTGTACTATTCTATCCCACTCTTGGCGATCTACTAACGGTAGATCCTCTATCGCCCCGCGCCCAACCTCCCCAGTCTCTCTGGCACGGGCGGCACGAATGAGCCTCTCAGCGTCACTCCGCGTCATCGCAGGGTTCGCGTCAAACGCATCAAAGAGTTCCTGAAGTGTGCTCTCATCTAGGTCATCAAACGCCCGATTCCCAATGAGGTCATTCACCTGCGCTGCCCGCTCTGCTTGATTGGGACTGAAGTTCCCAGGCACTACGCTTCCGCCAAACGCCTCTCGCGCGCTAGCCGTACTCGAGGGAAGTGTCACAGGGCCAGTGAACTCTGGCGGAAGGCTCAACCCAATCTCCGCCCGAATCCTCTCCGCCCACGCTTCTCCTAGCTCATCCGCTCCTGGCCTATTAGCCTGCGCTGCATCACTCAAGCGCTGTACAACTTGCGCTGCGTCCTCCCCTGTCTGGGCCATAATATCCGGTACTAGTTCTGCTAAGTGAGCAGATTCCCACGCATCCATGCCCACGTCTTCCATGATCTCCTGCCACACTTGCGTTCCCGCCGCACTTGGAGGAGTGTGTATTCCACTCTCTGCTGCGCCACCGCGGATCGGCGCCCCTGTCGGATGTACTGGCGGTTGTCTCAGACCACGTGTAATCCCCCGCAATGCGGTATTTAGCCGCTCACGTGATATCCTGGCTGGACCTCCACTCGGGAAGCGCTCTCCAAAGATAACTATTTCTTCAGCTGTCATAGGCGAGCCACGTCCAACTAGGTTCCGTATTGCTATCCGTGCAGACGCATGAACATTATTATACCACCGCCGCGCTTCACCTTCTCCACCTAGCCAACTCTCAACAAACGTCCGCACTTCATCCCCACCAGCTCTATCAGCGTTCAGTGTAGTAAGATTTGCCGCAATCATGTCATCAGCGAAGGCCATTCCACTCTCTGCGGTGCCACTAGCGCTCACCGCCCCTACCGCACCACCCCGCCCAGCCCCTGCACTGGAACCGTATAAATGGAGTCGGAACAGCCTAAGCGTCTCAATATCCGCATCCGCCAGGTCTGAAACGTCCCAGCGCTGTTCCCAATCAGCATGCCTCTGAATCGCGTCTCGAGCCTCAGCTAAGGAGTCAAAGCCTAGTCGGTTCACACGATCTAAAATATCATTTGTGTCATTCATCAAAGCTGGTAAACCTGCTTCTGCAAAAATTGCTTCCGCCTCTTGCCTACTCGCGCTAAGCTCAGCTACTGACCTACCTGTTGTTGGACGTGGCGTAGGTCTAGCCGACCTAAGCCTACCCTCCGTCGCGTCCATGATCTCCTGCCACATGCCTGGAACCCGCTCCTTCAAGCTCTCCATGAAGGCCTGGGTGGTTTGGATTCGGGCGGTCCTCGTACTCACTATGCGCTGCGCGTTGGCTAGGACTTCACGCGCGCGCCTTTCAATGTCCTCCACCAACTTCAATCTTGTAACCGTTGGCCTTCCAAGCGTAGCTTGCAGCCTCAGCGTTTCCTCAACATCTGCCACAGCCTCAATAAGACTCTTCCGGGCATGGTCTTCCTGCTCCTGCGCAAATTTTAGCTGACGCTCCCAACTGGGAAGATCCGTCGTTATCATCTCTGCATAGTTCTTCACCATCGGCCCGCCTTCACGCACCTGCGCAGAGTAGGCGCGCACCTCACCTCTCCCCACAGGTTTCTGTGTTACCATAGGCTGAGAGATTGTACCAGAGTCCCCACTCATCCGAATTTCTTCAACTGGTATAGGCTTTCCACGTTGTTTATTTATAACGTCTAAAGTAGTACCACGAAAGTCTACCTTTTCATCAAAGCTTTTAAATGCAGCAGGAACCTCCGGAAAACTCTTAAGCGCACTCTCTATTTCTTTCTGTTTGAACTTCGAGAACTGCACACTGCCCCCAATTTCCTGTATGCTGGGATCTATAAGTCGCAGCTCTCTCACCCTAGTAGGATTTGCAAAAACTTGCGAGAGAAAGCTCTTAGCTCTTCCAAAGAGCTTAGACATATGTTCAGGTGCGAAGACAAGCGTATTAACCGGATCAGTCTGTTCTGCAAAAGTCCTCCCTATTCTACCCATTGGTGGTGGTATCATTGCCAGCTCCATTGCCAGCTCACCGCTATCCCCTGGAAGTATCTCCGCAATGGTTCTAAGCGTGCTCCAAGCCATACTATTTTCAGGGTTGCTTTCCTGAAGCGCCTCAGAAAGTGCCCTAGTGACCTTGACCCAATGCAGCTGCTTGTCTGCGAACTTACTGCCTACCCGCTCATCAAACCCAATAGAGTCTGCCGCCGCCCCAGCAGCCCGGAACTCACGGCCTGCCATAGTCTCTCCACTAGACTGCAGCCGCCTTAGTAGATCCGGGTCACGGCCACCAATGGTTCCCCGCGCTCTTTCTTCAAGTGCGCCAATGGTGGTAGGGCTAACGGAGACTCCTGTTGCGTCACTTGACGTAGCTTCCCGCTTATGAGGCACGTTTAATAGCCTTTATAGTCGCGCTCGGCGCCTTCAACGTCGTCACTTTATTCTTCCTCCGCAGCTTCCGTTTCTTCTTCCTTGGAGCCATCTCCGTACTGCTCATCAAGCTTCCGTGTGGAAAGCTAGGACTCCCATGTTTTGGCATTAGGCTGTTACTCCCGCGCCTTCAAGGCGACCTTCGTTCGGGGCGTCTCTGTTAAACGCTTCTGGGTCCAGCGGATTAATGTTAGCTCCTTGACTCCGCCCACCCTGAACTGCTACCTGAGCCGCTGCGGCCGCGGGATCAGTGAACTCACCTGCACCCGGCACCACATTCCCATTAGACCCAGGAGGCGCACCGCCAGCAGGGTTAACCACTCCACCCTGCTGCATTTGTGCGCTAGCTTGCTCAAGCATCGGCAGGATCTCTTCCACGACATGTTCATTAAAGCCTCGCACAAGCATCCGCCTGGCAATCTCTGGAAGGTTCGGAGGCATCCCGAAGGTCTCCATCATAACAGGTGTAAGGCCTGCAAAGAGGTTCAGGAGGTCCATCCACTGGCTTCTCTCCACTGAGAGGGACGTGCTATGGCTCGTAACATCCATAGTAGTAAGATACTCACCCTTAGCCATCTCTTTAGTGAGTTCTATAAACCTCTCCGCCTGCTTGTCTATAAGGAAGAGTTTCTCTGGAAGGAACTGCAGATCCAGCTGAAACATCTTACGCGCTTTCCGCGTCTGAAACTCTGATAGGAGGCTGGAACGGCGATTCTCCCGCGCGGTGTTCCTGCGCTCTAGTATACTCGCTTCAGTGGCCGTCTCTGCTCCAGCCAACTGCACCGGTTGCGGCGTTCCAACACTCCTATCAAACATCTCCTGGAGTGTCCGCAGCATGTTATCCTTCTCTATAGGTATGCTGTGGAAAGGCAGCGGGATGATTGCGTTCCCCGCTCCTTTCTCCGCCAGCCCCTTGACTTCTATCACACTTCCATCTGGCGCATCCAAGAGGTCCTGAATCACGCGCTTATCTATCCCTAGCGCTGGGTCCACAAGCCACACATTCTTCTGTTTCCGTATGATAGAAAGGTAACTGTCCAGGATTTCATTCACCAGTGCTTGGACATTATCGCCCCCGCCCATCAGGAGTGGCGGCTTATGGAACCAACTCTCTAGACCCATCTGGTAAGCCAAGGTCTCCACCGGGTAATCATCTATCCGGTCATAAGGCCACTCTTCCTCTTCCTGAAGGAACTTCCCATTCTCACCCTCTACTATAGTAACCAGAAGATTAACGAACTTCCCTCTAGCTATGGGAAAATTCCGCGCCCAGATCTCCCACCCACGAACTACGTTAAAGCCATCATCGTCGCCTGCTGCCTCGCCTTCCTGTTCCGGGGCATCTTTCCACCGATCTCCCGTAAGCGTTTTAGTCACGCTCCGCTTATATCCCTTATTCGCCTGGACCTCTGCTAGTGGCAGCTCCCAGCCAAAGGCAATCCACCGAGCATCCTGTGGACCTTCCATACTGAAGGAGTCAGTTAAGAAGCGGTCTGGAAGCCACCTAGTTGCCCACGGACTACCGCGCCGGACATTAGTGTTAGCTGCTGGCTCCGGCCGCTTATGGAACCTATTATGCCAGTGAATATGATCTTCTATATTCGCTATCAAGTCATCCAAGTTCTCTGGCTGGTCTTCTACCAGGCGCTTCAGGAGAATCTCATGGCTCTCATTATGAAAGACGTGGTCATCCCCATCCTCGACAAAGACGGCCTGCCCAGTGATAAGAAACGCATTCTCGTCCTCTGGGTCTTCAAAGCCTTCTGTAGCCGTGTCATCCTGTAGGACTTCCTGTTCCAGGTCCTCCATGTCTAGGGTGAAGCCTAGCTTAGCCACGCCGTAGGGATAGAGGAAAGCATCTAGCGCCACGCGATCATCCACGCGAAGTTGATTCGTCTCTCTGTAACGGTGGTTTATAATCTTCGCGCTTGCCTGAGCATAACTCAAGCTCTGCGCGTCCTCAGTGTCCATCCTTTGCGCAGCTTCTATGTTCTCCGGATGCTGTTGGAAGACTGGAGCTCTGTCTACCATATTACTTATACTTTGATCTATCCACCCAAAGATTATCCCAGCTTTCGTCCGCCGAATATGCTCCTCGTCACCGCCGCCTTGGTCACCGGTACTCGCCTCGCGCTCCGTGCTAGCGTTGTTGAAATACTGCTGCTGAAGGATCTTACAAGCTTCAAAGAGCGGCCCTACTTTCTTCTGCGTAAAGCCTATCTGGTTCTGCCAGTAGAGAACCCGCGCCTTTTCAGTTCTTGGATACGCCACGCTTCTTGTCCTTTCCACTTAGGAGAGTCCGAAGATCAGCCAGGTCCAGCGTCAGCTCCTTGACCTTAGCATCTTTAGAAGCTTCTGTTCCAAAGGTGTCTACAGTCTCCGCCTGGGACATCTTCTTAAAGGCGTCTATACGAATCTCCAAGAAGGCGATTATTTCCTCTAGCTCCCCTCGTCGTGTGGCCTTAGTTTTAGCTTGCTTAAGGACCGCTGGCCTTCGGAGAGAAACCCTTAGAGCCTTACTTTCACTTGGCATCTTCTCTACCTCTTTAACATAATGTTAAGCAGTTGTTAGTTTAGCTCAGTTGGCCAGTTATCATCCAGTGGGCAAGGAAGCGCAACCGGCATGACTATCGCTCCACCCGTCCACCGCTTCCCACGCCGCGATAGGGTGCTCATCTCCCTAAAGTCATCAAAGGTCAAGCCTACCGGTTGCGCCATAAACACGCCCTCTTCCACCACTTCAGGAGCCACCGCACCTACTAGCTGTGAGAGCTTCAAGCCAATGAGAGTCAACGCGTCTACCTGGTCATCAAAGCGGCCATTTGGAAACTTGACCAACTCGTATTGTAGCTCTCCTAGCCATGGAGCATCCTGAGGCGCATGTAAGTAACCCATCTGCATAGCTCCAGCTATGGAACCTGCCCGTTGCGGACTATCCTTCTTCCCGCGGCCTGTTATTGAAACCTCCTGACAGGAGACCCAACAGTCCTTCTCCCTCATCCGCTTCTTTAGGACTGGCCCGAAGGCTTTCTGGAGGCCTACCTTTTCAAAGAACCACTGGAGAGGCTCCCACTTTTTCATAAGCGATACACAGTCATCCACACTATCTAGGATGTCTACCTGGCGTCTAGAAAGATGTAGGAGCCAGATGTG